ATGACGGCACAGGCTTAACGGGATGGACAGAATTTCAGCCAATATTTATTGTAGGGGCTAATTTTGTCAGATCTGCAAGAATTATTCTTCCTTTTAAGGACAGACTTCTATTGTTAAATACGATAGTAAATGATGGTGGAGGAGGAATGGGTACTAATACAGCGCATCCAAATAGATGTAGGTTTTCACATAATGGAAGTCCGGTAGCTGCAAGTGCTTATTATGAGCCTAATCAAGCGGGGGCAACTGGAAGTGGTTGGATAGATGCAGCTACTAAAGAAGAAATAATAAGTGCTGAATTTATTAAAGATCGTCTTATTGTTTATTTTGAAAATAGTACATGGGAGCTTGCATATACTGGAAATCAAGTTCAGCCTTTTGTGTGGCAAAAAATTAATACTGAACTTGGATCTGAGTCTACATTTTCTTCTGTTCCTTTTGATAAGGTGATATTGAATATTGGAACTACAGGAATACACGCTTGTAATGGGGCAAATGTCCAAAGGATAGATCATGAAATCCCTGATCAAATCTTTGAAATAAGAAATGATAATGATGGGCGTTTAAAGGTTGCTGGAATAAGGGATTATTTCACAGAAATGGTTTATTGGACGCTTCCAATTGCAAATTCAGATAATTATGCAGAAACATATCCAAATAAAATTTTAGTATATAACTATAAGAATGGCACTTGGGCTATTAATGATGACAGTATTACATCTTTTGGCTTTTTTGAGCAACAAGAAGGAGTTACATGGCAGTCTACAACTATTGTATGGAGAAGGGCTCATTTTACTTGGAACAGTGGCACTATTCAGCCGCAGTTTAGGCAAGTTATAGCAGGAAACCAAGAGGGCTTTGTTTTTAAAATAGATTCAGATATCTCAACAAATGAAAGTGTTTTACAGATAACAGACATAAATGCTGGAGCAGGAAACTTAGTTGTAGTAGATATTATTGAACACAATCTTCAAAGTGGAGATTTTATAAAAATATCTAATTGCCAAGGCGCAACAGGACTTAATGGAAATATTTATCAAGTTACTGCGAATTCTGATAACGAAATACAAGTAGAAGAAGGCGCCTTTGGAGGTGCTTATACTGGTGGAGGCACTATTGCGCGTGTTTCTAGAATTGATATCAGAACAAAAAGATATAATCCTTATATTAAATCTGGAAATAATATCTCAATTGATAGTGTTGATTTTGGTGTTCAAAGAACAATAAACGGAGAAATTACTGTTGATTATTACCCTTCTTCTGCTGAAATTTCAATGATAGAACAGGGAGAAGCTTCGGGAGCAATTATTGGAACAAATATATTAGAAACATCAGCGTATGATTTAGTTCCTTTAGAGATTGCGCAAGATTTACTTTGGCATAGAGTATATTTTGGAACAGAAGGAGATAGCATTCAATTAAGGCTTTATATTACTGATGATCAGATGATTAATGTTGGTATTGTTGAATCAGATTTTCAATTAGAAGGTTTTATATTAAATATGTCTCAAACTGGAAGGGTAAATTAATGCCCAAAGAGCAAGTTGGTTTATTTGTACCTACAACTAATGTTTGGGATCCGACAGAGATATATTCTACAGAAGTAACACGTCCAGCGATTAAAGAGCTTTTGGTTCGTTTGTATCAAAATCTTAATAGCATGGCTATTGCATTAAATTTAAAAGATACGGGATATTATGATACGTCTGCGTTTGTGACTGGGCAAAAGTTTTTTCCTAAGCCAGGAGTTACATCTTTAAGTGCCACGGCGGTTGAACCAAGAGAAATATATAGAAGAGTAATAAACTTTGGAGCACTACCTAATGCAGGAACTACGAATGTTGCCCATGGAATAACCGTTGATGCAAATACGATATTTACAAGAGTTTATGGAGTTGCAAACGATCAAACAGGACTAAGTTATCTTCCTTTGCCTTATGCGTCTCCAACTGATGCAAACAATATAGAATTGTCTGCGGATAATACTAATGTTACAATAATAACTGGTAGTGATAGGACAGCTTATACAATAACTTATGTGATCTTAGAGTGGCTCGAATTTTGAGAAGGAGACAATATGGCATTTGGACTTAAAGATATTTTAGGGCTTTTGGGTGGCGGAGGAATTGGAGGAGTGGCTGGATTAGCTGGTGATGCATTAGGTGGGACTGCAGGAAAAGCAGTTTCAGGGATCGGAAGTGCTTTAGGCGGAGGTGGAGCTGGTGCATTAGGCGGAACAGGAGGATTGGCTGGCGCAGCACTAGGAGGTGTTGGCAAAGCATTGGGAGGAGAAGGAGGAGGATTAGGTTCATTCTTTTTGGGCGATCCTGCTCGAGAGAAACAGTTTCAACTGCAGACTCCTGAACAACAAGCGGTTTTAGACCAGTTATTACAGCAGGGCAGTGAGGGTTTTGGCACAGATAAAATAGAAGCGCTTGCAAGAAAAAGATTTAGCGAAGAAACGATTCCTTCGCTTGCTGAAAGGTTTACTGCTATGGGTGGTGGACAACGTTCAAGCGCATTTCAATCCGCATTAGGAAGAGCTGGCTCTGATTTGGAATCACAAATGGGGGCGCTAGGGCAGCAAGGGGCATTGCAACAATTAATGTTGGGATTACAGCCCCGATTTAGCACATTATTTTCACCTCCATCTCAAGGAGCATTAGGTGGTGGTGCTTCATCATTGATGAGTTTGTTACCTCTTTTACGTTACCTATAAGGACACTAGTGTCAAGGACACACGTGTCAAGGAGAATGGAATGGCTATACAAATATTACCGTATCAAAGTAGAGGAGCTGCATTAGGAAGCTCTATGGGAACTGGTTTAGGCCAGGGATTACAATTTCTTTTACAGGATAAATTAAATAGAAAACTTCAAGCTCGTCAACGATCACAGACTGAAGCTGCTTTGAGTAAAATTATATCTCCAGAAGCTGCATCAGCAATTTCAAATCTTCCAAAAGAATTGCAACCTTCAGCACTTAAAAATATTTTATCGGGCCTTGAGTCAGCTAGTTTTGGTCGTGCATTAGCCGGAGATAAAAAACCAAAAAAAATTATAGATGAAGATGAAGATAAAGCGGACATTGGAAAAGAAATTATAGATGAAGATGAAGATAAAGCGGACATTGGAAAAGAAATTATAGAATTAGAAACGGATCAGACTAAATATGACGAAATATTAAAAAATCCAAATCTAAAACCAGAACATAGATTAAATTTAGAACATTTAGCACAAAATGAGCGTCTAGCAAGACAAAAACAGGCAGATAAATTAAGAGTAATTCAAGAAGGAAGAATAACGACCGGTCTACAAGAGGCGAGAAAAGAAGCAAAAGAAGCCCAAGGAAGAGTAGAATCTTATCGTGAATCAGCGGATAATTATAAAAAAATTCGTCAGTTGTTAAAATCTGGAAAAGCAGTTACTGGTATTTCTGCTAAAATTTTAAAAGATTTTGGCATAGACAAAGGAGTAACTGGTTGGGAATCTCAGCTTATGGACAAAATGTTTGCTGCAGAACCAATTCGAGCATTACGATCGCTTCCGGCACAAGCGGCAAGATTGACTAAGGTTTTCGATACTCTTAAAGATATGCACGGTTCTCTTTTAAATACACCTGAAGGTATTGATGCTATTGCGCGATCAAAGATCGTTGAGGCAAAAGCGGCAAAAGCAATAGATAAGAAATATATACAGCTACTTGAAAATTATAGAAAAACAGGAAGAGATGTTCCTTTTGATTTGCGCGAAAGGGCAGCAAAAGCAGTGTCAGATAAGCTTAATAAATATAGTTCTGAGATTGAATATATTATTTCTGATTCAATTGAAAAAGGTGGCGCAAAATTAAAATCTTTTGGTTTTGGAGAAAAGATAATTGCAGACGATGGAAGTGGCCGAGTTTTTGTTAAGAAAAAGCTTTTTGGACGACCAACCTGGGTCCCAGTAGAAGGATAATACTATGGGATATGTAAAAGCAGTAGAAGTTAATGGAAAATATGTTCCAGAAGGTCCAATAAAGGCTTCTATGAAATCTAGTGCAGCTTTTGACCCTACTCAAGAAACTATGCTTGGAAAAGCTGCTAGAGTGTCATATAAGCCAGTTAGAGAAACTATTTCCACCCTTGGAGGCGCTCCTGCTGATATATGGAATTTGCTTGCTAATATTGTAAATCCAATCCAAGAAAAAGTGAGTCCTTATCTTTCTATTGGAGAGCAAGAGTCTGGTGGTTTACCTATGGCGCCTGAAGCTTTAACAAGTCGTGGAATAAGGGGAAAAGTAGCAGTTCCTTTAGGAGAAGCTCTTTTTGGCGCAGGATCCCAGGAACAACAACCTGGATTTTTAGAAGGAGTTACAGAAAGAGCTGCTCGATGGGCTCCATATGTTATTGGTGGTGCCGGAGCTGGGCTTGCAAGAGGAGCTGGTGGGTTATCTGCACTTGGTAGACTTGGAGGAGGATTAGCTACATCATTGGCGCAAGGAACTATTGGAGAAACATTAGGTGCATTAGGAGCGGGCGAAATTCCTCAATTTATTGGGGAAGCTGTTACGGGGGTAGGAGCTCCAATAGCAAGTAAATTATTAGGAGGTGCTACAAAAAGAGTAACTGCTAGAGTTGCAGAAAGATTATCATCACAAGAAAACAAATTATGGTCAATGGTTGATGAATCAGCAGCAAAAATAGGAAAAGTAAGTGCTACTGAATTTGAAAAATCATTGTTTGGTGCTGAAAGAAAACTCCTTGATACTGTTACGCCTGCCAATAGAAAAGCAACACGAGATCTTATAAACGAAAGTTTTAATACTATAATACAAGATAAAATTGATGCTAAAACACTTGTAGGAACCCG